ATCAAATTCTCGGCAAAGGGTCGGGAGATTAGCGCCAGGTAGGTTGTACGCGACCGTCCACGCCACCAGGGTTGCATTGAGCGTCTCACACAGCTCGTCGCTGTCGTCTTCGGCCAGCTCCTTGCGCACATCGTTGTGCACGTTGGCCTGGCCGCTCCCGAGTCCTGCACTGGATGCGGTCGTACTCATGGTTTCGCCCAGCACGGCCTTGCTGATCTGCTCGTCCATGTAGCGCACCAGCTTCTCGTAGGTGTCCACGCTGCCACTGCGTGACGCCTCCAGCAGCTCCACCATCATGCCTTCCGGCATGGCCACGCCAGCATCCTGACTGATGGCACGCAGCGCGTCCATCAGCTTGCGTTGCTCGTCAGGCGTGGAGCCCTTCGGATACTTACCCACCGCAGTGGGACTTCCAAACTTGTCGGCAAAGGTCAGCCAGAACGTGATGCCCTGCTTTTTGAAGAATACCGGCCAGAAGAGTTTGTGCCCAAGGCCCAAACCGTATGGTGTACCGTCCTTGCCGCCGTAGGTGTGCACGATGAACTTGCGCTCTGGCACCTCAATGCCGTCCATCATGTGTTCACGGGTGCGCAGCCGAAGCTTTCCTTGCTTGTCAAAGCAGAAGCGCCGCTGATCGCGGGGGATGATGTTGACGGGCATGACATTGCCGTCGACGATTTCCCACATCACCTCGCTGACCGAGAAGCCCTTGAGCGTGGCGTCCAACAGGTTCTTGCAAGCACGGTTGAAGCGCAGCTTCTTGACGGCCTTCTCTACCAATTCGGCAGCAGCCACGTCGAGTGGTGCATCAGACTCAGGTGAAACACTCCAAGGGCGCGAAGTGACTGCCATCTTGCGCTTGTCCAAGACGGCACCGCAGTGCGCATCGCGCTCCAGTTCGTCATAGATGCGATAGCTCTTGCTACCGCCACGGGTCAGCAGCGTGTCATCGTCATGGGTGAGGATGTTGGCAAAGAAGACCCGGTTGTAATCGCGGTCAATGGATGCAATCTCTTGCATCTCTGGTTTGCCTGGTGTCAAAGCGTCGTTGGCCATATCAGTTACCCATGTAATCGTTCACTCGGCTGCTGGGCCGACCACTCCCAACAGTCTCAAATTCAATCTGCACCACATCCCGGCGCATCGCATAGTCGGCCATTGCCAAGGCCACAGCAGAGTCGCCGTGGCGCTGCAGCTTCTCTCCATCACCGCGCTGGGTCTTGACTGCTGGCAGCTTGGGGATGCCATTGATCACACGCAAGGCGCGCAAGTCATCACGCACCTGGTTGTCTTTGGGGATGCCGCTGAGCGTGTTGTCCTCCAGCGCAGCCTTGGTGCGCGTCAGGTTCTCCAGATACCAGGTCTCGCTCAGATGGATGCCCTCCATCCGTGTCGCGCCATAGCGTTGGACCGCCACCTCGGCCAGATAGGCACCGTTGCCGGTACGGTCCAGGGCACCACCGCGCAGGCGATAGACCCGATCCAGAATGAAATACAGCACCTGCTCCTGCTGCTTGAATGGGCAGTTGCTCAGTTCCACCTGCAGAGCCACCTTCTTGTGCAGGTTGCGTTGCTCCTGCAGCAGGATCATCACGGTCAAGTCACCCACCCGCCCGAAGTCCTCGCCGAAGCTGTGCCACAAGTCCTGTGGCAGTGCCAACAGCACGGGCAGGATGTTCTCCTCACACCAGCGCAGCACCTCTGCCGTGCGTTCCCAATCCGGCTTTAGGTTGAACTCTGAGTTCCACTTGCCACGGATCAGCGGTGTGTCGGCGCTCATCTGTCGCTCAATCAGCGCCATAGACAGGAATGCGCCGCCGCCTTGCGAAGGTACAACGTCCAGTTCCTCCGCAGCGCCATCAGCATAGAAGCCGTAGGCATCAGCAACCCACTGCTTCTCGCCCTCCTCACTCCAGGCGATGTTGCGGCGCATACAGACACGGCGATACAGCCCTTGCGCAACAGCCTCCATGAAGGTGATGCGGTGCACTTTGCCTTTGCGACGGCCAGAACGGACTTCAGTGATCAGCTCCGCGAACGGGTTGTCCGCGCCATCGTGCGTAGAGAAAACCCGGACCTTGTCACCCCAGAGCAGCATGGCCATAGCAGCCTTTAGAAGCTCCTTCAAATTGGGGTGGAAGGCCGCTTCGTCGATCACGATCACGCCCTGCTTACCGCGCAGGTTGGTCGGTCGAGAACTGAGCGCCAGAATGCGACGCCCGCTCATGGGGAAGTCGATCTTGTAGGTCTTGATGTCCTTGTCTTCGTCCTCAAAGATGCCTGCCTCCACCTGGCTGGCAGTAAAGTTGAAGACCCGCGCCCACATCGCACAGGCTTCGATGAACTCCAGCGCCATGTCTTGCGTGGGGCCAATGTAGAAGACATTGGTGCCGCCCTGTTTGGCTGCGATCAGAACATCATCGGAAGCCTCGGCCCAAGTCCAGCCCACGCGGCGCGACTTTTCAGCGATCTTGAAGGGCGAGTCATCAGCAACCCACGCCTGCTGATACGGCAAAAGCACCGGGGGCGGTGCGTCGACGCGGCTGGCATCGTTGTCCAGGAGGGCGGGTTGATTGCTCAAGATGCGATCCCGAGAATCTGCTTGCGGATCGTGTCCACCATATCGGCACCGAGCCCACCCTTGCGGGCCAGCTTCTCAACCGACTCAGCTGCTGTACGTGCCTTGTCGCGCACCTCGGCGGCGAACTTCTGCTGGGCAATATTGGCCCGCACCAGCGGGGCCAGCGCCTTGGCGAGGCCGCCGAGCGATTGACTCTCGGCATCGACTTCCATTTCCATCAATGCCGAGAAAATCTTTTCCTGCATGAGACGCAGCACAGCCTGGCTCATGTCTCCGGCATCGTCAGGCGCAGCGGCCACAAGGGCCTTAGCCTGGTCGGTCGCACGCTTGAGCTGATCCAACCGCTCCTCCAGCTTGCTGCCGTAGCGGTGGATGCTGCTCTTGCCAATCTCGTAGCCCAGCTCCTTGAGCCAGTTCTCCAACTCGCCATAGTCACGAAAGCCACCTGCAATCAAGCGGCGATCCAACTCTGCACGTGTGACCTCTGGAAGGGTCGTTACCTTGCTGCGTTGCGTCATGGCTCAATGAATCTGTGGGCGAGCAATGCCAGGATCACACTCCACGGTGTACTCCACCACATCAATGCCATAGCGTGCTAGCTCGGCAAACCAACGGTCCATGCTGTCCCTTTTGATCTGCACCAGCTTTCGCTCCTCCAGATAGTCCAGCTCTCGCCGCACTTCCTGGTGTGTTGCGTCCACATAGGTGGCCTGCACGATCGGCAGAAGTGCTTCGGTGTACATGCCGACAGGACGCGCAATATTGAGCGCCGTCAGCAGGAACCACCTGATCTGCTCCCGCCGAATTTTTGCCATCTGAACCATATTCTTCTCAATCACGTTGGCCCCCTTTAAAAATGACCTGGTTAAACATGTTCTCCATACGCAGGCCTAGCGCGTCAATCTTGGTCATGACGATGGCAATGGCCTGCGTGTAGTCCTCTCTGCGCACGTAATCACGTGGCAGCTCGGCTTTTAGCTCCATGAGTTCACGTTCCAGGCGGCGGCTGCTTTCGTCCTGAGTTTTCATATGGGAACTGATCGCCTTGAACTTCTCGTCGATCTGTTCTTTGGTTTGGATCAGCAGCAGCTTTGCCACTGCCCAAAAAGCACCGATCAGCGTGAACGCCACAGTGACCAGTTGCCAAATTTCAAGCTCTACTTTCACCGCATCCCCTTTCGTTCCAGACGCTGCTGGCATTCCACACAAAACATCACACCCGGCAGCGCCTTGCGCCTCTCTTCGGGGATAGGCTCCCCGCACTCATCCTTTAAGCAGTGCGTGGCCGAGATGGCTTGCCACCTGGCGGGGTCTCCGATCGGATGACGCCGTGCCTGTTCTCGTAGCGCGTCATCCCTAAACTGCAGCTCGACAAGAGCCGCCCGGTCAAATTCATCTGGCATCGGGTCACTTCTTCTCGGCTGCTGCAGGTTGGCAAACGGTGGCTACAAAGTCGTGCAGGCCCGTTACTTGGTCTCGGAGTCGATCAGCTTCTGCTCCCAGGTCTTTATGCGCTGCAGAGCAGCTTCCAAGTAGCTCTCTTGCGGTGGTGGCTTCTTGAGCGATTCCAGCAAGGCGGGGATCGCTGGCGGCGGCGGACAAGTCGCTCCCGTTGAGGCGGTCAATGGTGCTGCGCAGGCCGTCAATAACAGCAGCAGCAGTGCGCTCACG